TCCTGCCTGAAGGTGCGCTCGTCAAGTGTGCGCTTGGCCGCGGCTACCTCATCAGGCGGGACGTTGCCCCCTTCGATCGTGGTGAAGCTGAAGGTCGTCCAGTCGTCCTGCTCTTGGGCTGCCTCCCACAAATCGTGGAACCAGTTGAGACCAGCAGGGGTCGTGATGAACCAAGCAGGGCCGCCTTGGTCAGACAGTGCAGGACGCAGCACCATCTCCCAGGCTTCCTGCTTGACGTAGGCCGCCTCGTCGACGATCAGGCTGCTGAGCGAAACACCACGAAGGGAGTCGGCATTCTCTGCACCCTTCAACGCAATGATGCTGCCGTTACTGAGTTCGACAGAGAGTTCAGCTTCGTTCTTCTTGGCGAACATCTCGACAGGAATCATCGAGCGCAGTTGCCGCCAGGCAATCTGTTTGGCTGACTTGTAGTTCTGGGTGACGTACCAGTTGAGACTGCCTGGGTGTTCGATGGCCCAAGCAACTAGACGTGCGATACAGAGATAGGTTTTGCCGAAGCGACGACCTGAGCAGAGCAGCTTGAAACGCTCAGGGCTATCCCATACCTGCCGTTGCGGGCCGGTGAGGGAGTCGTAAAGCTGATGTGCAAAGGGCGTCCAATCGCGCTCATCGCTTGCGGTGATGGGATCTTCAAGAAGGAGACCACCAGGGCAGGCATCAAGGATTGAAGGCATCTAATGCTTCCCTATCGATGGCAGCTTCAAGCTGACGACGCTTGTCTTCAACGAGGTGGTGACTGGTTACGAAGGCAGAGACGCTGATGCCATCACGGGTGAGGGTGACCTTGATCAGTTCAGCATCAAGCACTTCGACATCCATCACTTGTCAGTCAAGCCAACCAGCTCAGCTTGGAGACGGATGGCATTAAGTGCCACCTGCATTTGGCCGCGGCGTTCTGCTTGCTGACGGATGGAACGGATACCTCCGAGGAGTTCAGAGAGGAAGGCAGGGCGAGCCATCTCGCAGTCCTTTTCAAGGAGTGCGTAAGCACGCGAAAGGTAGGTCTCGCCTTGGCGTTCGCTGAGGTCCCACTCTTCCGCGGCAAAGCGCAGGATGTCGGAGCGCGACTTTCCATCGCACAACATCCCGTAGATGGTCTGAGTGCGGAAGGTTGCTTCGTTTCTGGTTGCTTTTTTACGCACCCGAAGAAAACGTGATGGCTACAGGTTAGATCTGCCTGCCTAGGTCTAGGGGAGGTTGGCGGGCGGTTCGGCCCAGAGACCTGTGTAGAGGCCGTGCATGGTGCTGTCGGGATTGTCTCTGCCAGACAGGTGGTATAAGGCGTCCATTACAAGCGTTCTATTGGCCATTGCCTGCCAATCTTCAGCACCGGGTCTGCGGGCTTCAGTGCGAAGGAGGCGGACTTGATCTTCTGGTGTGAGTTTGTTCATAGGGCGATGAGTGTGAGTAGGACGCCAGGGGTTTCGTCGTTGACGGTGTAGCGCTTAGCGATGTTCCAGGCAGTGATTTGCTGATCACCGCGAACTAGGCCAGAGGCTTCGATGGCGTCACCGATAGCTCTAGTGAGTTTGTCAAGGTCTGGTTTGACGTGATGGTGAATGGGAGCGGAATCGCGGAGGGTGTTGGCGTTGCGGCCAGTGCCGAAGTGAGCGGCTGGACGGGAGAAGCGGAAGGTAGCTGTGATTGAGAGTGGTAGGGAGGGATCCCAGTTTTTGGGGCGATTGGAATTGATGGCTTGAACGACGGTGTAACGCCAGGGTTTGAGTTTTGGTTCGTTGGAGTGACGAAGGCCTCGGCCTTGGCCGTTGGAGACGAGGGAGCCCTGTGCGATGGGAATGCCTTCGATGTTGACGGTGAAGGCTGGCATCAGAAGTCGAGCTGCTCTTGCTTGGGGGGTGTGATGCGCCAGTGGTGAGAGGTTTTCTTAGTGGCGATGCCTTCGTCGCGTTCTTGCTGCTGGAGGTTGGCTACGGCGTCGGAGTAGGTGTAGCGATCGGTTGAGACGCGAGTAGCGGAGCCGTAGGAGCAGACGTACTTGTCGAAGATTTCGCCGTCGTCGTGGAGGGTGTTGAGCTGAGCGAGGCAGGCATCACGTTCAGCCTGCATGGATTTGATGGCGGCTTGTAGGGCGACGTATTGGCGGATGAGGGCTTCAGGGGTGGTCATGTCGAGCTGAATCGCGGAGGTAGCAGCGGAGGAGGTGAGGTCTGCAGGCATCGATGACGTAGGGCTCGTCAAGCCAGAGGGTCCAGTCGTCGTGATCGGGGTCCCAATCGTCAGGGGGTTGTTGTTGATGGGCGGAGGGATGCACGGGGATCGCTCCCAGAGGCACGTAGGAGGCGCTAGGGGCCGGTTTCGAGGCCCGTTGCGCGTGTTTGCGCAGGGATAGGGGTAAAAGGCGTCTGAAGGCCCTCAGAGCGAGGAGAAGGGCGATGAAGGCCGTGAGCAATAGAGGCGGCAGCGATTGAGAAGCCGAGCGCAAGACCCAGGAGTTGGAAACGCATCGCATGAGCTGGTGGTGACACGGCAAAGATGCCAAAGGGTCAACCCCTACGCAAGGGTAGTGGGATGGTTGTTGCAATCAGAAATCAGGCTGGGCTGCCAGGAAGGAATGGCGAGCCGCCAGGTAGGTCTCGATGCAGGCTGGCGCGTCGAAGGTGGTGATGCTGCAGGCGCCGGGTTTGGCCCAGATGGCGATGCCACGCTCGATCTTCCCTGCCAGTTCGGGGTAGCAGAGGTCAATCAGGTTCATGTAGCCACCGAGCTGAGGGCTGATGTCCCTGGGCTTGCTGTGGGCGCTGCTCTGGGTTTTGAGATCAGCCAACACCAGGCGCCCGTCGTTCTGGTTCTGGAGGAGGGCGTCAAAGCTGCCGGCGATCGAGTGGCGCTCGTCAACAAGGCGCGCCTCAACAGCAACGGCCTTCCAGGTCTTCCACATGGGATGACTGGTCAGGGGCAGCACCCACTCGGCGTAATCACCAGGGTCACCGGGATCACCAGTCGAGAGGAACGTCTCCAGGCACTGGTGGACTGTGTTGCCCCTCGGTTCCCATTCGCTCTTGCTGGCCATGATCCGAGCCATCTGGGCTGGGGTCTTGTCGTTCACCACGGTGGTGATCGAGTGAGCTATCCAGCGTCCCCGGTAGTGATAGCGATGAATCTCGGGGTGAAAAGTCAGGCCCGCTATGGGCTGGAGTGAAATCTCTGGGATCGATGGGCTGGACGCTGGGTGACTCATCGGGCGTGCGTAGCGGGTTGACGTACTCGGGCTGTTGGTACTTGGGGTAATGGAGAGCAAAACGCTTGGCGTTATCGCGCCAACCCGAGGACGGGGTATCGAGGTCTTCAACGGTGAGGTAACCGCTGGCAACCATGCGCCGCAGCAGGACGCGCACCTCGGTGAGGTCAAAGGCTTTCTTCATGCCTCAGCCCTCTTGACGATGCACTTGCCTCGCTCGGGGTGAGGAAGAGCGATCCAGCCGTTGGCCTTGGGATGGCCTTGGCGCTTGATCTTGGAAGGACTGAGATTGACGCGAAAGGTCTCGATATTTTTTTTGCCTAGGCGTGCGGCTCCTTCTGCAAGGGAGACAACTTCTTCGACGGGAGTGGGTTCACCGAAGAGATCAGCCTGCGTACGGGTAGCGGTGGCTGGCACGTCAACGGGCTGCTGCATGGGGAACTTGATCCAGCCTTCTTTGTCTTTCACAAAGGTGGCTGCAGGTGTGACGTGCTGCCTGCCCTTGGGCAACTCGTCGGCGCCCAGTTCATCCATAAGCTGACGCGTGGTGATGCGCTGAGCATTGGCAGCAAGTGAGCGTGCCTCTTCGCTGATGCGGAACGCCTTAAGCGCTTCGTCGATCACCGTGCGCTCCCGCTGCTTTTCGCCACACAGGTTTTGCCTGGTCTGCTTAACGGTCCAGTGTTCTTGAGCTGCCTGCTCAACGGTGGCGTCATCGGCGTTGGACTCTGCCAGCAGGGCGAGCACCATGGCTGATGAAGGTAAATCGGAAGTCGACTTCCGATTTGAAAAGTAGTCCGCGACTTGCATCAGCTGCCGTGCCCATCGGGGGCTCCAGTTGAACTCAGCCTTGATGCAGGCTTCAAACTGCCCATGGGGCAAATCAGCCTTGATCGCCTGCAGCTTCTGTCCAATCGCAATGACACCACGGCCAACTTCGGCTGACTGGGCGTGGATGAACCCGACGTTCCCGTACACCCGCTCAGCGATCTGCTGATCCGCGATGTCCTGGTAGCCATCCCACTTCGGGCTAGGACCTAAGCGCTCTTCAACGAAAGACGCTTCCCAAGTAGCGACTGAGCTGACGTCAATGGTTTGCAGGGTCATTTGGACTGACCCCCCAGCTTGCGCAAAGCCCACTCGCGGAACTGTTGATGAGTGACAACAGCAAAAAGGCGATGCTCTTTTTCGTGCTTCCGCTTGAAGGCTTGAGCCCAATCCCAAACGTTGTCCGCCAACGCCGGCCCGTCGTACACGACAATCGTTGGCAGGTCTGCGTACTGCACGATCTGATGCAGCAGATAGAAAAGCCCAAGGTCTTTGCCCTGCTTGGCCAGGCGCTGGGTTGACTCGATGTAGAAGCCCTGAGACAGGCGTGCATCGCCTTTGGACTTCACAGAGCCAACCTTGAAATCAGGGCGCTTCATTTCGCCGAGATCGCAAGGGCCAAACGCTTTTGGATACTGGTCCTGATATTCAATCCCGAGCAGATCAAGAATTGCTTGAATGCTCTGCTCTCCTGTTTGGCCCGCTATGGCAGGGGTCACGGGCAAGACATCATCACTCCCAAGGCTCTCAAAGGAGAGGTCTTCCACCTCGGTGTAAACGTCATAAGTGGTGACGCCTTCAATGTCGGCCTCTAGCTGTTCGGCTTGGTATTGACGAACAACAGCACAAATCTGCGCAGGGCTCACCTTGGCACCAATCAGAGCTTTGTATCTGTCGTCTTTGTAGTACTCAAGCGCCAGCATCATTTCCCGCAGCTCGCCCATGCCAGGCCCGACCTGCCGCAGACATTGCTCAAAAAGCTCAGGCACGCCATGGCGCTCAGCAGCGCCTTTCAGCTCAAGGCAAAACGCTGCAATGTTCATCCATGAGAAACGCCACCCCTGAATCACCATCAGGTGCTTGGTCGCAAACAAAGACTTGATCTCTGATTGGGCCTCGTAGGGATAGCGACTTAAAAAACCAAGATCCGGGGCCTGCGGCTCAGGTGCGCTGACAAGTTCCATGTGACTCTTTGAAGGAAGAGAGACGGGGGGGGGGGGGAAAA